TCTTTTCATAAATACCTTGTAATTTAATTTCTTTCATTTTTCTTATCTCCTTTACCTTACATCTACATTATATATGTATTACATATAAATGTCAATATTTTACAATAACTTTTTTTGATTTTTTTCAATAAAAAAAGAACTCTTTTATGAGTTCTCAATGTCTTTTCTAATTAACTGTTTAATATAACCATTTACATTATCAACACTTTCTAATTTATCGTATATATCCTTTTCGGTTTTTAAATTTACCTTTATAGGGTATATCTTTGTGTTTTTCTCGTTATATTTCTTTGACGCTTTTCTTTGTGCTTCCGTCACAATACCACTCCTTTTTGTTCATTCTAACATACTAAATTTATTATTTGAAGCATTAAGGTAATACCTATAATAATTCCTTTAGCTTTAGTTCTAGCTTCTTAATATATAACTCAACTGTATCATGAGCGCTTTTACAACCTTTCATTGATTTTAGTTGTTCATAGCGATCAATCAACTCTTTCATTATCTCCACTTTTTCCATTTCTTTTTTCTCTCCTCATAAACTCTTTATATTTTGTTTCTAAATAAATAATAATCATTAATGAGCCTATAACATATAACAATAGAATAGTTAATAACATTTCCATCATTTAACCTCTTTATCTTGCTTTAATCTTTCTACAATTCTATTTTCTTTAGCTTCTTTCATATCAATATATTCTTTTGTATCAAAACCGAATATTATAAATAATACATCTAGCATAATATTTACATCAGCTATTTCTTCAAGTAAATTTTCTCTACGTTCTTTATCATTTGGATAACGTAAGCATTTATTAATGGCTTGAATAAGTTCAGCACATTCTTCCATTGCTAATCTACATTGATTTTCTTTACCATAAAATTCAATAATTTCTTCTATCATATTTAATAACCATTTTGTAACCTTTCATAATTGATCATATTCTTATTTAGATATTCTTGATAAACTTCATCAAATGAGAACTGTAGGTTTTTAGTTAATTGTAGTAAAGGCAATAATTTATGATAATTATTTGAAATATCACCGATTATATAATCAAGCCTTGTTTTTTCTAGTTCATCAAAGTGATTGATTGAAAATTCATATTGGTTTAAAATAATATCAATCACTCCATCAGTGCTTGAATATCTTCTCATCATTTCGCTTGTCATAACAAAATGGTACACATCTACTAATTCTTCTAACACTCTTTGACGATTGACAGGAGCTTGTGTTTTCTTCCACCAACACCAATCCCCTTTAAGTTCATGAGTTAGTTCTCCTAATTCATCAATAATAGCTAATTCTAATTTTTCTTCAGTCATTGCTTCTTCACCGAATTCATCCAAAATATTTTTATTCAATGCTCTTTGCATTTGAAACATTTCTTTTAATTGTTCTTTAATTTTCATTGTTCTTTTCCTCTTTTTTGATAATTACATATTCTTTTTTATTGATTTCATCAACAATTACAGGAAAGTGTTTTCCTTTGCGTTCTTTAACTGTTAATGTCAAATTACTACTTCTTAATATGGTATTAATTAGATTGATAGCACTTTCTATTTCCTCTATACGTTCCATGTTATTTCTCCTCTTTTAACATTTCTTCTAATTTATTCATATCAAATCTATATAAATCATATTCATGGTCATGTAAACCTTTGTATTTTTTAGCACATAGAACTAATACACCTCTTTTAATATATTTCTTTGCCTTGTTTGTAGCTAATGATGGAGTAGCATAATTCCATCCTCTAAAATATTTTTGTGTAATAACCATATATACTTTACCGTTAAACATAACCCTATCTTTTTCAGTTATATCAAAATATCTATGTCCTGTTTTTAATTTCATTTTCTTTCTCCTTATCCAATCTCCACGTATAGATCATCTTTCTTAACAACTCTATTTTTTAATTTCTTAATAGCTTCTTTTTCATTTTCTTGCTTTGTAAGATAATAAGTCATATCACCATTTAAAATACTTCTCAATTTGCAATAATCTAGCCTTTTGAAAATAAATTCTTGCGAACCTTTCATACATACTCTAACAGCTATTTGACCTGTACTTTTATTTACTTCTCTTTGTAAGAGACAATATATTTCTTCCATTTCTACTTTTCCTTTAAATATATTTTTTGAAGTTCTTCTATATTCTCAACCCCAAAATGTACACATAGATTTCTAATAGTCATTTTCATGCAATGATTTTCATATCTATAATCATGAACATCATCTAATAGTATTGCTTTTTGTTTGTTAACTTCTTTCAACTCCTCGCTCAATGCTTGATTGAATTTAACCGCATTATAATAGAAACTATCAGTTTGTTTCCAATTGTTATATAAAGCGTGAATATCGGCTATCAATTCATCTTTCTTTTTTGATTTTAATGTGCTATCACTATGAAGTTTGAAGAATTTGAAGCTAGGCGAATTGTTATCAAAATAAGCATAAACTAATTCTCTAAAATATCCTAAATCTCTAATGAGGTTGTTTAGAATTTTTTCTTTGACTTCTTCGGCCGTTTCTCTAGAAGCTGTAGCTTTTAAATTGTATCCGTATAGAAATTCAAATTTATCTAGAATGTCTAAATATTTTTCTTCCGTTAACATTATTCATCCGTTCCTTTCATTAATTCTCTTGAAAATGTTTTTAATTCGTTTCTATGCTCTATTAATACGCTATCCCAAGGGTCGATATTAGGTATGAAGCTTAAAACAAAGCGAATAGTACGAAGTGTTTCAATTACTTCTATTAGAAGATATTTGTAGAAGATGATTTTCTTTTTAATCTTCTTCATTTTTCATACACCACTCTTTCAATAATTTAATTCTTTTTTCTTCGCTACAAAGTCCGCATTTGCAATCACAAATTTTATTTTTGATCACATATACATTGCAGTCTTTTGTTTCTTCTTCAAATACAGTACATGCCTTATTGAGTGCTTTTTCTAATCGCTCAATATAGTCAAAGATTTCTTGACCTTGTAATATTTTCCCGTTTTCATCTTTGACTTCATAAAATGTACGACCATTTATTGCAAATACTTTATTAATCATCTTTAATCCTCCAATCTAATTTTTGACCACAACGAGGACAGTAATCACAATGTATAGGAACAACTTTCTTACAAGTGGGGCAATGGCAAAACGAAAAGTAGTTATCATCATAAAGTAGCTTTTTAGGTGTTGCTTTTTTTACTAATTCTTTAAAATCTTCCATAGAGTTTGACATTTCATCTTGTGATGGTTTATAACCATCTTCCCTTTCTTCACCGCACATTAAATGTAAAATTGTTTCAATTACATCAAACGCTTCTTCATATTTATTCATCTAACCACCCCTTTTCTTCAAATATCTTTAACACTTCTCTAGGTGTCATTCTATTTGTATTTTTTGAATTAATAGCGTTATAAATGCGTTTACAATGTAATATATTCCCAATACCAACGCTTTTATTGTAATTGTCTATAATGATGTATCTTTCATCAATTCCTAGAAAGATTAAGCAATCATCAAACATAATATCTAAAAATATTAATAAATTTACTTCTTGATCTATCGTTGCTTCCATCACTATTCCTCCACTTCAATTCCATAGAATGATAATAACGAATAAATACGAGCGTTAATTCCTTTTGAGTTGTATCCAAATCTACGTATACAAATGTGTATAATCTCCACAATTTCTACACAATCAATTTTGTAAAAACCTTTAGGTTTTATGCTATTCAATGCACACCAATGATAATTTCCAGCTTCATTTCCAGCTTCATTTCCATCTTCACTTCCCTCATACTTTTTTAAAAGACTAATTACTTTTTCTACTTCATGTTTTTTTACTTTAATTGTTTTCATATTTATCTTCCTTTCTACTATTTGAAGCATTTTATTTAATCTTCTTTATCATCTTTTCATATCTTCCGTTATGTCCTGTAATCTCAAAACCACGCTCTTTAAACATTTTAATTGCTATTGGATTTCTTGAAATTAATCTAATATCTTTTTCAATTACATCATTAACGATATGATCTAAAATTTCTTTGCCTATACCTTTATTTCTATATTCTTCTAGCACTAGAAAGTTATCTAACATAGAATATTTTTCATTATCTTCTAATGAAGCAAAGCCACAAATTTTACCCTCTTTATTGAAATAGATATACCATAACATATCTTCATTGCTATAAAGTTGACAATCCATTTCTTTTATAAATTTTCTACTTGCAAAGAATTTCCCCATTAGAAAGAAGAAATTGTATTCTTTTTCAGTCATTATTTTTATCATTCATCTACATCTCCATATATATTCCATTCTTTTCTTTTTTTCTTCATACGTTCTAAATATTGATTATAAGCACTTTGTTTTGTTGGACTAAATCCAAGACCTTTACACCAATAATCATTTCTTAATAACGTTTGGCATATTCTTCTCCATGATGGTACATCATTTTGTTTTTCCATTTGTTTGTCTACTTCATCAGGTATTCCATCAACATAGCCTCTATTCATATACCATTTAATATAAACAGCTATTTTTGTTTTATAATGTTCCGCTGTTTTCTTTGGCATTGTATCTAACAAGAAATTAGAGAAACTTTGCCATGTATGACCTTTTTGCAATGTAATACTTCTATTCCCTAGAATGTTTCCATTATCTCTTGAATACAAGCTACCACTATTCGCTCCATTAACTCTTAATACCATCTTTCCCCATGTTTCAGGCTCAATAATTTGGTATAGCCATAAACTTCTTCTTGTTGTATCTCCAAATGGTTCATCAACTCTCATTTGATGTAATGTTAATCCAGCTTGAAAGAAACGATCATACAATTTATTATATGGTTTCTTTGTCTTTCCAAAGTATTTCCAATCATCTTCAGCGCTCCAATCATAGATAGGGTAAACATTATAAACATTATCAGTTACACAAGTAGTAAACATTTTATCTTCAAATTTGTTTTTCTTTTTGTTTGTTAATGCTCTATATCGGTTTAAGCTTTCTCTTGTTCTAATTCCTACAAAACAAGCTGTACTTTTTCCCTCTCCATACCATTCACCAAACAATGGAACAAATTCCTCAAACGTGATTTTATAATAGTAAAATGGAAAATAGTTTTCATCAGTAATTGCTATTTTAGGTGGTTTTCTAGTCCATAGATTTTCTTTTGCTTTATCCCATGAAATCCATTCAGGCTCATACATACTACAAGCATTATCAGTTAATAGCGGTAATGCTACCCAATAAGGAATAATATAATCTTTATACATATCATAGATATGTTGGACGTGTTCAATAGTTAATTTATATTGGATTTCCCAATCAATAAATAACAACGCTACCTTTCTATTTCTTTTTTTTGCTTCTTCCATGACTAGGTGTGTCATTACTGTACTATCTTTCCCTCCACTAAAAGAAATACAAATCTTTTCAAAATTATCAAATGCCCATTTAATTCTTTCTTTTGAAGCTGTTAATACATCAATACCTAAATATCTTCTATTGTCCAAAGTGTTCAACCTCCCATTCTTCAATTAATTTTCTTGCTATTTCATTAGCTTTTTGTTGTTGTTCTTCACTTAATAAATGCCATGCTTTTTTAGTTTCATCTTGCTTTATTCCACCATACAAACAACAAGCACATTGACCAAGCCATGCTATCCTATTCAAAGATTTATTAGTTAATCTATATTCACAAGCATATTTCCATTGATCAATAACCAATTTCATATATTTATAACAAGTCTTTTCATTACCTAAACACTCAACAACTTTCAATAGCCTTTCTTCTTCATCAACACCACTTATTTTACTTTTCAATGGTGTTTCATACATCCTATGCAAATAGTCTTCCCATAACCAATATGGGTGATATATTCTATTCATCTTCATTTATTAACTCTTCTTCCTCTAAATCACAATCAAAGATATAAGGCTCTATTAATGATATTAAATGTTCTATGTTGTGTTGCTTCTTAACCATGCCTTTCAATCTTCCTCTTATGTAATACTCACAATAAGTATTTTTGAATTGATTAAAAGACATTTTCAATATTTTAGGACTTAAAAATTCCATTTGCGCCCATAGATCAATAACATTCTTTGTTATTGGTGTTCCGTTCAAAATCAACTTATATTGAGCATATCCACCAAATTCTATTATTCTTCTTGTACGCTTTGCATTGATATTTTTTATCTTTAGGCTTTCATCAACAACTATAAATGTTTTGCTTGTAGTAACCCTTTTTAAGATTTCTAAATACGTTCTATCGCTAGAGCCTATCGTTTCACATCCTACAACATCTATTTTCATTGCTGGATACCATTTATCACGCTCCTTTATAATTTCGTTCTTAATAGAGAACGGACATATCCAAAGAATATAATCAATTTTATTTGATTTAGAATTGATTAAATCTAATGCTACTTTGGTTTTGCCTGTTCCCATTTCCATAAATAACGCTCCAACTTTTAACCTTGATAATTTATCAAAGGCTAATTGCTGGTTTTTTAATTTGCTGTATCCCATAAAGGCTTTAAATTCCCTTTATAATTTAGATACATCTTTTCTTGACGAGTATCATATTTTGTTAAAACGTGAATTTGTTCATTACCTATAAATTCATTATCGTTAGTATAATAAGAACCATGTTTAATTTTCCCATCATTTACATAATGACAATTTTCAAATTCTCCACGATCAAGCATTTCTACAGCTTGATTTTTTAATGCTTCAATTTCTTTTAAAGAGTAATTTCTATAATCAACTTCCCTTTCTAAAAAAATATCTCCATTATCCGCTACCCATACTTTTTTAATTTTTAACATTTTCTTATTCCTATGAACTCCTTTGAGTTCCCCTTTCCTATTACGTTTATATTATATATGTATTACATAGAAAAGTCAATATTTTCCAATAATATTTTTTATTTTTTTAATCTAATAATTCTTGCTCGATCTCTACTTTTTCAACTTCTTTATGTTGAGGTTTATACGTTTCATATTCATTCTTAAAAGTCTTTTCTTTGATGTTTTCATTCATCACCTCAAAGGCTTTTTCAAATTCATCAACGCTTATTTCTATTTCTTTGATAATGTCAAATTTATTATATTTACCATTACCATATTTAATTAATTTGAAAGTGAAATCATTTGTATACCCTATAGATATACTGTTTTTATTTCTTCCCTTTCTAACTAGCTTTGATGAGTGCCAAAAGCAATAACCTTTATAATCGCTTTTGTTCGGCATTTTGATTAATACCGCTCTAGTTGTTTCATGATCTATATTATTTTTTGAAATGTTTATATTCTTCCACATATTTATTATCCTTTCTTAAAGTGTTGTAAGTGTTATCGCTTCACTTTGAATTTATGCTATTTTATATAATTCTTTAAGTTCTTCTACAATAACTTGATGTCCACCCTCTTCTTTAATTTCTTGTCTTGACATTGTTACATCTTCAATATTTTTTTGTTCAATACTTGCAAATCCATCTTCATGAATTACATCATACATTGATTTAACAATATATCTTACTGCTCCTGTAAATCCATTTACTTCTATATCTAATACATTTCTAACAAATTGTTTTTCCATTTTCATTTACCTCTCTATGTCTTTCTTATTACACTTATATTATATATGTATTACATATAAATGTCAATATTTTACAATAACTTTTTTTACTTTTTTTAACAAAAAAGAGAACCCAATTAAGAGTTCTCATTTAGCTTTATTTGATTATTTGAACTCTATTTCCATTCCGTCCATCCATGAATTTATTTCGTATGGGTCATTCATGAAACTTTCTTTTGCTTCTTTAATTCTATTTTCAACCTTTTCTTTACCAAATAATTCAATCGCTTTTTTCTTTGAAGTTTTTTTACCATTTAATTTAATAATTGTTTTCATGTTTTCCACCATGCTTTCTACCATACTTTTTTTCTTACTACCGTTTTTCTACCGTTCTACTACCATACTTAAAATTTATTATTTGAAGCACAAGCGTTAAGCCTGTGCTATTTTCTCTACTTGCTCCGCTCCAAACAATGAAGCATTTACTAGAATGAATTTTGTTGGATCTTTATCTTCTTCTTTTTCTTTCTTTTCTTTAACCTTTTTCCAAAGCTTTGTTTTAATGATCGCTTTAGATCCTTGTTTAACTTGATAACCACTATACTTCCATTCTTGATAAGTCTTATATGGTAATGCTCCAAATTTCACTATCATTTCTTCAACTTGTTCTTCCGTTAATAAATTTCTTGTTACTACTTCATTTGCTACGATTTCTAAATTTGTCATATTGTTTTACCTCTTTCTTTATCTTATGTACTTATTATAATATATGTATTACATATATACAAGCGTTTTGTTTTCTATTTGAATACTTTTTTTAAATAAAAAAGATACTCTATTGAGTATCTTTAAACACCACATATTGGTATTTTTATTATAGGGTTATAATCCATTATTTCTTTTTTGCTAGTCTTATCAATTCTAACAATGTTTTTACCCCATTTTTTTTGAAGTAATTCAAATTGTTCTTTTTCCCTTTGATAATTTCTTATAGTTGCACACCCACCAGCTTGTACACTTTGTTTACAATCATAATGAAATTTGTTCATTCTCAATATTCCACGATATTTATACAAATGAGAAATTGCTAAATCATAATCTTCTTTCAATGGTATTCTTTCATCATAGAAAACTTCCGTACCTTTTAAGTGACAACTAAATGGACCTAATATTATCGCTTTTGTATTTATTGGTGTTCCATGCTTATAACTTAAAGGGTCTTTATTAAGATTGACACCCCACAAATAAAATCCTAGATCAATACACATTTGAGTATGTTTAATAATGAAATCTTCAAATTCATAACTTTCAACTAATATTTTTTCATAACCAAAATTATTATATTTTGATTTTTCATAATGATATATGCCTTTTAAATCATCATCAACAATACAAACAACATCATAACCTTTCGCAAATTCCCTTTTTAAAATTTCATTTCTTGCCTTACTAACATTTCCTTGTTCGCTCAATACTTCAAATCTTGCTCCTTTATTTTGCTTTTGATATTCTAATAATTCATCTTGAATAACCCATACTTTACAAAAAGGAAGATATTTTAATGTTTCTACCTTTGGTCTTTTATAACTAGGACAATTTATACTTATTTTCATTAAAAGGCACTCTCCGTTAATTTTGATAATATTTCAGCACCATTTAAAACTCTACCTATTCCTTTTCTTTCATTTTTAATAGTTCCATCTTTTCTAGTGCTTAACTCTTTCTTTGTCTTAATATCAAATACGCTTTGTGCCTGTAACCAATCAATATCATTATCAAAATATAAAACAACATAATTATGTTCTTCATCTAAACTACTTGTAAATTCTATTTCAGGTTTTTCAATTTCTTCTTCACATGCTATTTCTTCATCAAATACAAACCCAAATTTTTGTAAATCCATTTCAATAGCTTCTAATTCACTTTCTAACAATGACAATTCAAAATCACTATTCATTGTAAGTTTATTATGAACAAGTCTATAAGCTTTCTTTTGATCATCATTTAAATGGTCTAGCCTAATACATTCAACTTGTTCATAACCTAACTCTTTTAAAGCTTCATATCTTCCATGCCCCTCTATAATTACATTGTTTTCATCAATCGCTATAGGGTCATTATTATGAAATTTAATAATAGACTCCTTTATTTGTTCAATTTGCTCTTTTGGGTGTTCCTTTGCATTGTTCCCATAGGGTACTAAATCATGAATACTAATGATTTCTATTTCCAATAAAAACAACTCCAATATTATTTATTTGTAAACTTGATATAGTCTTTTACTTCTTTTCTTAAATAAAATAAATACTTCATCAAATCATTTTTGCGATAATTTGAATTTGTTTCTTTTAGTTGTTTTTCAATTTCTTTTATTTCTTGGTAATAATCATCTATTGTTACTAATTCATCTATTCCTTTCATTAGACACCTCTATGTTTATTTTATCAAATGAAGTTTACTATTTGAATACTTTAAATTATACCTAAATCCCTCAATGACTTAAATATTTCTTCTAATACAGGAACACAAATACTATTACCTGCTAAAGATGAAATTTGTTTATCAGTTATTCCATGCTTTCTCATATGTCTATAATCTTTATCTTTATAACCCATAAGCCTTAAATGTTCTTTTGCTGTTAAAAATCTTAATTGATCATTATAATAAATCGCTTGTCTTGGGCATGTTGTTATTGTTTTAGCAACTCTTTTCCCTACTCGTCCTCTTCTTGTTTTTGAGTTTGGAAATTCAACATTTACTATATCAAATTCTTCAACTTCTTTATATCCTAGTTTTGTAGCTTCTCTAACATATAATTTATTATCTTCTCTAAAGAATATAGATAATTCGTTATCAGTTAGTTTATAATCATCAAAATTAACATCATAATCTAAATAATATCTTATGTCTTTTTCTAATGGTATTGGTTTAGGAAAAATAAATTCAACATCATCTATAATACTTACAACATATAACCTATCTCTTGCTTGTGGTATTCCATAATCACTTGCTTTAAGTATTTTATAGAAATTTTTATATCCATAGCTTTCCATTGTTTCTAAATAGTGCATTAAATGATGTATATGTCTTTTTGAAGCAAGGTTAGGAACATTTTCCCATAATACAACTTTAGGTTTTCTTTTTAATTCTTCACCTATGATTTCAAGCGTTCTTTCATATAAAATTGATCTTCATGTATTGATGTTATTCAATCCATTTTTTGAAAAATCTTGACAAGGTGAACCATGAATAAGAATATCAACATCTAAATTCCATAGTTTAACATCTTGCGGTTTATAATTGTTATCGAATATTGAATTATAAGCCATAACCGCATAAGGTAAGATTTCAACATAATCTATTGATTTTATATCAAAACCAATATTTTCTAATGCTTTTCTTGGCGCTCCTATTCCACCAAACAATTCTAATATTTTAATCATTTACACTTTCCCTTTAGAATACTCTCTAAATTCTTCTTCTTTTTCCTTTCTTAATTTTGTTACTTTTTCAAGCTTTAAATTAGGGTATAACTCAAACACCTTTCTTCTACAACGTGTCACGCTTTCAAAAGATGGAAAGCCTAATTCTTTATGATTTAGCATTACATAAGAAAATCTCTCCATGATTGCTACATTCTCATTTATTGACCTACATACATGAAAATATAGCTTGAAATCATCACTCCTTGTTTCTTCAAAGCGTGTTAATACTAATAATACTTTATTTTGTAGTTCTCCAAATTCCATAGCTATTACCTCACTGTTTCTCTTCTTCTTGCTGTTTTAATATTTCTTCATGTTCTTCAATTTGTTCATCAATTATTTTCAAAAGCTCATTAGCTTGTTTAAAAAGCCTTTTGAACTCTAAATAGTTTTTAATATTTATATATATTTTTGTGATACATACACCAATCACTACACCTATAATTATATTCATGTTATCCCTCCTTATTTACTATTTGAATACTAAACATCAAATATAGTCATTTGATTAATTTTCTTTTCTACGCTTTCTTTTTTTTCATATAAAACAATATTATTTTTATCTAATTGATTGTTATATTTACCAATGTATTTATAGCTATATGGTGTTCTTGTTGTTACTTTAAAATTAACTCTACCCATTTGTTTAGGAGAAATTTTACCACTTCTAGTCGTTTCAACCCAATTATTATTACGTTCAAAATATTTGTGTAATCTTACATGAGATGTTCTAATATATAAACCACAATCTATTTTAACGTGTAAATTAGCAAAGTATTCTATCATTTTAGTTGCTATTCCTAATCCTTGATAATCAGGAAGAACTACTAACCTATGTATTCTATATGCGTTTTTTAACGCTCCATTTGGTAATGTTAATATTGCTATAAATCCAACCATTTCATTATTTAAAAAAGCAACAAACACCCTAGAAGCTGTATTTAAATCACCACTTAAATAATGATGTTGTCTAAATATTTCCCAAACTTCTTTTTTTGCTCTTGTTTCATACAATTGTAACTTAAATTTTCGCTTGGGTAACCTCCTTGTATCATATAAACATTCATCATCTAAATCTATAACATAGTCTGGACACAATACATCAATAAAATCTTTGTGGCAACTTACAAATACACATCTTTTATATCCCTTTTTTCTTATATATCTTTGAATTGAATTACTACAACTTAAAGCTACATTTCTATCAACTGTACTTGTAAATTCATCAATAACACAATTATCTTTTATTGATCGTGCTAAATCAGCTCTAAATCCCTCCCCCAATGCTTAATACATTTCTAGGTTTGCACCAAGTTGGAATTGAATTTAAACCAACACTATTTAATCTTTCAATAGCTTCATCTACATTATCAAAATTACTAATTATTGCTTTTGAGTTATCCCATTCAATTTTAGTTTCTTCTCCAAAATATCTTGAAAATACGCTTTTACCTCTCCCACTTGCCCCAACAATACAAAGAATATTAAAATCTAATTCTTTTAATATCGTTGGCAATTCAAATGGATAAAATTTATTAACACCGTCAAAATCATAATCAAAGTTTTTATTTGCTTCTTCTATAAATTCATCTTTTTTTATTTTTGAGGTCATAGGTGTTTTGCTTCGTTTTAAATCACATACTTTAGTTAGTTGATTATCAAACTTTAATATTAAGTTTTGTTGTTCATAATCTTTCATGTTATATCCCCTTTTTAATTCGTCCTTTCTCATAAATTTACTATTTGAAGCATTAATCATATTTTGATAATACGTTAAATGCTTCATCTAATTCTTTTTTTGCTTCTTCAATGTCTTTACCTGTTAATGCTTTATACTGTTTTGCTGTTTCTTGTGCTTGATCTAATTGATTACATTTTAATTGTACTTCATACATCTTTAAAAGCTTACTTGTTTTATCTTCTAAAGTTTCTTCTTTTTGTTTAGGTTTTTCATTCAACCAATTAGGCTCTATTTCTTTTCTAGTGTTGCTATTAAATTTTGGTTTATCTTGTTCTCTTGATAACCAATTATTAACAAACTTCAACATACCTCTTTTTGTTTTCCTTTTACTTGGGTTGGATATGCTCCACGCTTTCATTTTCTTTAGTTCTTGTTCAACATCAACATTTGGATATAGTTCTTTATATTGATTAACTAAATCATCAGTAATTGGATATTCTTCTTTTTTATTAGTAATAATAGTTATGAATGGTGGTATTTGATGATTTTTTAAATCATCTAATACAATATCTTTTTCTTTATCTTTAATATCTATATCTCTAATATCTAAACTCTTATCTCTATTCTCTTGTATTACATTGTAGTTTACATCATTGTTACATTGTAACGCTTTTTGTGTTTCTTGCTTTGCTCTCCATTCCCTAACACGTTTAGCACTTGATGTTTCACTTCCTACCATTTCATCATAATTAGCAATCATCAAACGGTCATTTTCATTAAGATAAATTAACCCTAATTTCTTATACAATTCCAAAGCAACAACAACAGTATCATAATCAAAATATTTAGTATCTCTTACGATCTTATCTACATCATAGGGTACAATCATTTCACCTATTCTATTTTCTAGCTTTCCGTTTGTATTTGCTGTATTAAGGCATAGCATTTGATACAAAACAACGTACTCACAACCATTTTTTTGAGATAGTAGAAAATCAATTTCATCTTGATTGAAGAAATTGGTTTTTAACTTTATCCAATAATACCTCTTACTACTCATTCTATTTCTCCTTTATTTCAAACTTCTTTAAATACTCATTTAGTGCCACATCTAATATTTTGTAATTTGGCATAAATAAATCTTTACTTAACAAATTTAATTTTTCTTTATTTTCTTTTGAAATATTAATAAACATATATAGACTACTATCTACTTTTTTATCAATGATTATATTATTAAATTTTTCTTTTTGATTAATATAATCACTATAAAATGCCCAATATATTTTTGAACCATCTTCCAACTTACCAGCTGAATATTTTTGATTTTTACATGCTTTTGTAATATTGCTTACAATAGTATGGTATTTTATTGAAGCATATCTAATACAATCAAACACTTCTTTTGTATTTAAACATATAACTTTCTTTCTAGCGTATGAGGGAATACCTTTCATACCTTTTTTTATTTTTCCTCCTTGTTCAATATTATAACCAAACTTATTTTTGTAACTTTGATATAGTTGTATAAGTTCTATTTCTTTTTGTTCAGCTCTTCTTTTGTTAGATTTCTAAACAAGATTTCATGTTTAAAGTTTATCCACCCATATTTTAGAATATCATTATATAATCTCTTATTAGGTTTATATCCTTTTCCATTATTCCATCTTATTTGTGGTTCACATTTTGTTATGCCTATATAAATCTTTCCATTTGGACATATATGTCTATAAACAATATATTTCATTTTCTCACTCCTTTCTTTTATTTCTTTTTTCTATATACTCATTAATTGCTTGATCAACTAGAAAAGCCATGCTTATTCCTTGATTTTTTCTAATCTCTTTAAGTTTTTCATGAGTTGCTTTTCTAATTTTTATTGTTGTTTGTTCTTTATTTGTTGCACTACTCATATATTTCTCCTTTCTTTAATGTATAAATATACACTTCAATGATATTATACTTAAATAATTTTTATTATTCAAGTATAATTTACTATTTGAATACTATTAGTCATTTTCAATTATAGTTACTTCAATGTGTGGATTTTCTTTATCAATATATACATTCTCTTTTACTACTTCATCAAAATATTTTTGTCCATCACCTTTTAATATTTTTGCTTTAACTAATCCATCAAGAATAAATTTTTTAGCACTTAATACGTTATCTATATCCCTACGCTTATTCTTCTCATACCAATCAATTTTTAATTTAATAGGATATTTAGTTATTGGCTTTAGTTTATATAGCCTAGCATAATATATAACTATGGTTTCATTATCTTTCTTTATTTTTGCGCCTTTATATTTATTTGTTCTATTCGCTAAAATAACCTCGTTCAATCCATCTAATCGACCTTTAATAATAAATCTTTGCATACTACACCTCTTAATACGTTTTATTTATCGCTTATTTTAATCATATAAAGAGATTTTTATATATTTAGATAAGTTAATCGTGTTTTTATAAAAACCTCTTAAAATCGAAAATATGAGCGTTTTATAAATAATTCTTATGGAATACTTTCATAAAAGTTTCATGATCATATAATTCCTCAAACTTTTTTTGACATTCTCTTTTTAGTTTTAAATCTAATTCTCTATTAAAGTGAACTCCATAATTGCTCATATTATGCCAATCAGCTCTTAACCATACCCAACAACCCCATTTATCAGCGTTCTTTCTATTAGCACCCATATATATATGATGTTGATGTAATCCATGTTTTGCCCCTGTGATATAACATTTCTTTTCATCTTGTAAAATTGATTTCATTTAAAAATCACCTCTCTTAAATTGGTTAATTTTGCATTAATTAATCTTCTTGCTTCTTTTTCATTCATTGCTTCCTTATCACATTTATAAATTTTACATATATATGGTCTATCTTCGTAAATAGAGCATTTGTTTTGATCGTTTAAAAATGGGCAAGTCATATCATATTTAGCGTTGTACAACATATGATAATGAGGTTTTAATTTTCTTTTCTTAACGATTTCTCTTAAATGCCTAATTTCAGCTTTTGTTAAAGGTAATAAATTTGAACAACACGCTCCGCATTTTGAACACTTGCCTTTACACGTAAAATCAATACTTTCTTGTAATCTTATTTCCATTTCCTTTACCTCTAATATTCATCATCAATAGGTATATCCAGTTCATGACACCATGACATAGCTTTATCAATTAACATTGTCATTTCTTTAGTGTCAAATTTAGACGAACCATAGAACACTTTATAAATGATAAATTTCTTTCCGTTATGATATTCAGGTCTTACAACCTTAACCGCCCTAAATGTCCTTTTTAATTCATCTTCAATAGCTTCTATTCCCATGATGTACTCATATTTTGCGTTTGTATCTTCTAATAATAAAATGTATATTTCCATTTCATCTTGATTTAATTTATTTGAAATAAGTCCAACCATTTTCCAAAAGAGCCTGTTTTGGTTAAGACTTCTTTTACTTCTTGGTTTTGTTATTTCTAATTGGTATATATCTTTGTTTAGTTCATCAAATCTCTTTTTACTTGCATAATCTTTAATAGTAAACGTGACTTCTAAATCACCATTTTCATTAATTAACTTTCTTGTATAATCAGCTAAAATTTTAATCATTTAACTACCTAATATATAAAGAATAAGATGATAACCTAGAAGCAAAATAACGATTTCTTTTAAAGTAAATGGATTGATAAAAAAATGATATATTCCAATTGAAATTGAAAAAATAATTAAACAAATCAATTCTTTTATAATAAATCTTGTTAAATATGGGTGGTGTAATATCCATAATTTTAATCTTCTCATATATCCTCCTTTTGAATTAATAGAGATTTACAATGTATGCAAACCTCTATTAATATTTACTATTTGAAGCATTTTATTTAAAATGGTAAATCTTCGTCCATAATATTGTAAGATTGGTCTAAAGATTGATTAAAAGGGTCATTTTCTACTTGTTGTTGAGCGTTATTTTCTTGATTTCTTGTATTGATAAAATCAACTTGTTCACATACAACTTCCGTAACATACACCTTTTGACCTTGTGCATTATCGTATGATCTACTTTGTAAATGTCCTACCACTCCAACTTTTGAACCTTTTGAACAATATTGAGCAACGCTTTCAGCTATCTTATTCCATACAACACATGAAATATAATCGGCTTGTTGTCCGTCGCTTGATTGTTTAATTCTATTTAACGCTAGAGTAAATGTAGTAACAGCTTTTCCACTTAATGTTCTTCTTAATTCAGGCTCTCTTGTCATATTGCCTACCATAACTACTTTATTTATTGCCATGTTGTTTCTCCTTTAGTTTAATCATTTCATTTAATACTTTTAGATAATTGTATTTTTCACTATCCGTCATGATATTAATGTCATGTAAATTATTGTTGTATTTATTAATAAAATCAATTGAGCCTTTACTATTAATATCAACACCTAATTCTTTTAATTTTTTCAAGCAATTATCAATGTTAGCCATCAAATTAGCTTGTTCAAAGCCTTGTTGTTGTGGTTGTTGCTTTGGTTGTGTATTTCCTTGCTTTTGGTTGCTTTGTTGATGTACTTCATTTGTATCAAAGTCTTTTGTATCATCAATGTTAAACAATCCATTCAAGGCATATTTACGAGCGTATGAACTTGTTGCTCCTGTTACTTGGCTATCGTCCATTCCCTTTTTAGCTTGACTTTCTCTTGCAAAAGCATAAGCTTCGATATAATCGGTTGTTTCTTGATCGCATAATTTAGCTATAGCTTTTACATAGTATCTATCACCAATCATAACGATTTCATCATAGATAATTAATGTTGCTTTATATTTTGCGCATAGAGGTTTTAAGGCTTCTAAAATGTCCTCACAACTTCTATATTTATAATTCCCAAATTTATTAAATTGATTTTTTGGCGCTTTCAATTCATTTTGGATATGAGATAGTTTTGTATAAATATCTTTATTTTGAAAACTATCATTTATTTGTTCACTCATTTCTTTGCTAACTTTTGGCGCTGTCATTTTATTCTTCCTCCACTTTAGCTTTATTTAATGCTATTGATTTTTCTTTTTCATATATTTCTTGTAATTCTTTTCTAAAATAAACTCTAAATTCATCAAGTGAAATACTATCAGGTATTTCATCACGTCTTAATTTTTCATTTAACCAATCATTATATGAAGTTACGTTATAAGTATCATTTTCTTCATCATACTCCGCTTTAACTTCTCTCCAGCTATATAAACAACTATCTAAAATTTTTTGTTTTCCTATACTAATCATTAAATAATCAATATGTGTTAATGTTTCACTATTTTCTTTTTCTTCCTTGATTGAATAAGGTTTTAAACGTTCAACCTCTTTTTCTAAATGGTCTACATAATCATATATATCTAAAATATCATTTACTAATTCTTGTCTTTTAATCATTTTCTTCTTTCTCCTTTTCTAATGTATAAATTTTAAACTCTCTTCCTTTTTTGACTAATCCTCTATTGTGCTTACT